CGGCAGAGCTGTTCTTTGAGGATGTACTCATGGCTTGTGTTTTTTACGGCATGCCTATCCTTGTGGAGAACAACAAGCCCCGCCTACTCTATCACTTCAAGAATCGTGGATATCGAGGATTCTGCATGAATCGACCTGACAAAACATACAACAAGCTATCTAAAACAGAGAGAGAGCTTGGTGGAATCCCTAACTCATCAGAGGATGTGAAGCAGGCGCACGCTTCAGCCATTGAATCCTACATCGAAAAGTATGTGGGAATAGATATGGACGGTTCGTTTAGGGATGCAGACGAGATGGGTTCTATGCTTTTCACTCGCACACTCGAAGATTGGGCGAAGTTCGATATTACCAATAGAACCAAATTTGACGCAAGTATTAGTTCGGGATTGGCTATCATGGCTTGCCAAAAGCACCTGTATCAGCCCGAAAAGAAGACAAATAAATTAAGCCTTACCTTTGCAAGGTATAATAACAAGGGGGCTTACAGTGAACTGATTCGATGAAGGATGTTAAGATAAACATTTCATCTGCAGGTTTTCCGAGTCAATTCGTGTCCGACGCTGAAAAGGACTCTTTTGAGTTTGGTCTGCAGGTTGGTCAGGCCATTCAATATGAATGGTTCAAGAAAGACGGAAGCCAATGCAGATTCTACGACCAATGGAGGGCACTGCACCGATTGCGTCTTTACGCAAGGGGTGAGCAGTCCATTGCGAAGTACAAGCAGGAACTAGCCATTGATGGTGACCTATCATACATCAACCTTGATTGGACACCTGTACCTATTCTTCCCAAGTTCGTAGACATCGTCGTGAACGGTATGTCGGACAGGCTTTTCTCTGTCAAGGCATACGCTCAAGACGCGCTGTCTCAATCTAAGCGCAGCAAGTATCAAGACCTCATCGAAGGTCAGATGGTTGCCAAGCCTGTGTTGGAAAAGATTCAGGCAGCTACAGGAGCCAATCCCTTTGTTACAGAACCTGAAGAGCTTCCTGAAAGCGACGAGGAACTGTCACTCTATATGCAGCTTAACTACAAGCCTGCTATCGAGATTGCAGAAGAGGAAGCTATCAACACCATCTTTGAAGAGAACCACTACGGTGACCTTCGCAAGAGGTTCGACTACGACCTTACGGTATGCGGTATCGCAGTGGCGAAGCATGAGTTCCTCAAGGGGAGCGGTGTGCAGGTGTCTTATGTTGACCCGGCCAATGTGGTGTACAGCTACACTGAAGACCCGCACTTCAAGGATTGTTTCTATTGGGGCGAGGTCAAGACGGTTAATGTCAATGAGCTTCTGAAGATTGACCCTACGCTGACTAACGAAGACCTTGAGAAGATTACCAAGTATAGTCAGCAGTGGTACGACTACTTCAACGTAGCGCAGTATTACGACAACGACATCTTCTATCGCGACACGGTTACGCTGTTGTACTTCAATTACAAGTCCACCAACGAAATCGTCTACAAGAAGAAGACTTCTGAGAACGGCAACGTCAAGATGATTGAGAAGGATGACTCCTTCAACCCGCCATCTGACATGATGGATGAGGGCAACTTCGAGAAGGTGTCCAAGAAGATTGACGTGTGGTATGACGGTGTCATGGTGATGGGAACGAATATGATTCTCAAGTGGGAGATGGCTAAGAACATGGTGAGACCTAAGTCCGCTAGTCAGCACGCCATCCCTAACTATGTAGCTGTAGCACCTCGTATGTATAAGGGTGTCATTGAGTCGTTGGTGAGAAGGATGATTCCTTTTGCTGACCTCATTCAGATGACGCACCTCAAGCTGCAGCAGGTTATTGCTCGTACAGTTCCTGACGGTGTATACATTGATGCCGATGGCCTAAACGAGGTTGACCTTGGGACAGGTAACGCATACAACCCTGAAGACGCTTTGCGTCTGTACTTCCAAACGGGTTCTGTTATTGGCAGGAGCTATACGCAGGACGGAGAGTTTAACAACGCTCGCGTCCCTATTCAGCAGCTCACCTCCAACTCAGGCGCGTCGAAGACGCAGATGTTGATTGCCAACTACAATCACTATCTCGATATGATTCGTGCTGTCACGGGACTCAATGAAGCTCGTGACGGAAGCACACCCGACCCCAATTCTTTGGTTGGTGTACAGAAGTTGGCGGCACTAAACTCCAATACAGCTACAAGGCACATCCTCGATGGCAGCCTCTATCTGTTTAAGACCCTTGCGGAGGGATTGTCGTACCGCATCTCAGACATCTTGGAGTATTCTGACTTTACCGAGGAGTTCGTAAACCAAATCGGTAAGTACAACGTCAGCATCCTCAATCAGATTTCTGACCTGTACATCTACGACTTCGGTGTGTTTATCGAGGTCTCTCCGGACGAAGAGCAAAAGGCTCAGTTGGAGCAGAACATTCAGATGGCTTTGTCGAAGGGTGATATCTACCTCGAAGATGCCATCGACATCCGCGAGATGAAGAACATCAAGCTCGCCAATCAACTGTTAAAGCTGAAGCGTAAGCAGAAGCAAGACCGTGAGGAGCAGCAGATGTTGCAGGGCAAGGCTATGGAAACCGAGAGACAGATGAAGTCTCAGCAGTTTGCTGCGCAGGCTGCCATGCAGAAGTTGCAGGCCGAGACGCAATCGAAGATGCAGATTAAGCAGGCTGAGATTTCGTTCGAGATTGAGAAGATGAAGAACGAGGCGGAACTCAAGAAGATGCTCATGGAGCAGGAGTTCCAATACAATATGTCACTCAGAAACATTTCTGAGGACGCACTTCAGAGCAGAGAAACGCAGCGCGAGAAGGCTAAGGCTGAAAGGATTAGTCAGCAAAACACTGAACAGAGTAAGCTGATTAACCAACGCAAGAACAACCTCCCGCCTCAGAACTTCGAGTCTAACGAAGACAGTCTCGATGGCTTTGACCTTGCTGAGTTCTCGCCAAGATAAGTCTAATTTATTGTCATTACTTTTGTAAAAATCTAATCTATGGAACTCAAAGTTCGCGAGGTGACAGGCGCAGAAAAGTCACAACAAGAAATCGAGCAGGCACTTCTTGACAAGCACGAGCAAGAAGTAAATGCCACAGAGGTGCAGGAGGTGAAGTCGGAGACGGCTGAGTCGCCTGCACAAGAAGAAGCACCTGTGCAGGAGGAAGCTCCGGCTCAGGAATCTAAGTCAGAGCTTTCTGACGACGACGTTCTTTCATATATCAAAAACAGATACGACAAGCAGATTGACTCTGTAGACCAACTCTTTGCCGAGCGCGAAGAGGTCGAGGAGCTACCTGAAGATGTCGCTGCGTATCTGAAGTACAAGAAGGATACGGGAAGAGGTTTCAACGACTTCGTAAAACTGAACAAGGATTACGATGAGGTTGCCCCCGACCAACTCCTTCGTGAGTATTTGGTTGCCACCGAGAAGGGATTAGATGCAGAAGACATCGACACCCTGATGGAGGCTTATTCTTTTGACGAGGAGTTGGATGACGAATCGACGATTAAGAAGACCAAGCTCAACAAGAAAAAAGCTATTGCGAAGGCCAAAGACTTCTTTGAGTCTCAAAAGGAAAAGTACGGAACGCCCCTTGAGTCGAGCGGGAGTTCTATTTCCAAGGAAGACAAAGAGAAGTTGGAGGCGTATAACCAATATATCCAAGAGTCAAGCTCTTTTGAGGAGTCAATGAAGAAGCGACAGCAAGTCTTTCTTCAGCAGACCAACGAAGTTTTCGGAAGTGAGTTCAAGGGCTTTGAGTTCACGCTTGACGAAGACAAGAAGGTCACCTTCTCTCCGGGTGATGCTACTGAGTTGAAGAAGGCACAGTCTGATGCAACCAACTTCCTTAAGAAGTATGTTGATGAGAACGGTGTCATCAAAGACGCAGCAGGTTACCACCGAGCGTTGGCTATCGCTATGAATCCCGAAAAGTTTGCCAAGTTCTTTTACGAGCAAGGCAAATCTGTTCAGGCTGACAGTACGATGCGTAAGATGAAGAATACTGACATGTCTATGCGCAGCGCACCTGAAGTCACGAGTAAGGGAGGAGTGCAAATAAAGTCCTTGAACAATGACTCAGGTCGAGGGCTAAAAATTAGGAGTCGCAAATAAAACATTAAGAAAAAAATGGCACTATCCGCTACACCGGGATTTGACCTCCAACCGAGTGCTCAACAGATTCCCGTCGCAACAAACTACATCAAGGACTTTGATTTCTTGAATCAGTACCTCCCTGACACCTACGAAAAGGAGTTCGAGAGATACGGCAACAGAACCATCTCTTCATTCCTCCGTATGGTGGGTGCTGAGATGCCTTCTAACTCTGACCTCGTCAAGTGGGCAGAGCAGGGCAGACTGCACACCAAGTACACTCAGGTAGGAACAGCAGGCGTTGTCGCTGCAGGCACTGATGTTGTGGACTTCATTGTTAATGACAACATTGCTCCGGGTGGAACTACCGCTTCTGCTACAGGGGGTATCGCCTTGCGTGACAACCAAACTATCATGATTGTTTGGAACAATGGTGCAGGCTCTAACAAAGCTATCGTGAGCAACGTTGACCCTGTCGCCAAGACTTTCAAGGCCAACATCTATGAGCAGGCAGGTTCTGCTGCTGCTACCACCGCAGGTGGAAACGACTGCACCATCTTCATCTACGGTTCTGAGTTCAACAAAGGAACAGGAGGTATGGACGGCTCTCTCGAAGCTGACGACTTCATCTTCCAAAACAAGCCTATCATCTTGAAGGATACCTACGAGGTGAGCGGTTCTGACATGGCTCAGATTGGATGGGTTGAGGTTACTACTGAGAACGGAGCTACAGGATACCTGTGGTACTTGAAGTCTGAGCACGAGACTCGCTTGCGCTTTGACGACTACCTCGAAACTGCTATGATTGAGGCTGTTCCTGCAGACGCAGGCTCAGGTGCAGGTGACTACTTGCAGGGACTTACTGCCGCTCCGGGTACTTCTGTCGCAGGTCTCAACGGTTCTGAAGGTATCTTCTACACCGTGAACCAAAGAGGTAACGTGTACGCAGGTGGTAACCCCACTGTGCTTGCAGACTTCGACACTGTGATTCAGCGTCTCGACAAGCAGGGTTCTATCGAGGAGAACGTTCTCTTCATCAACCGTCAGTTCTCGTTCGACATCGACGATATGTTGGCTGCTCAAAACTCCTACGGAGCGGGTGGTACTTCATTCGGTCTGTTCGACAACGACGAAGAGATGGCCTTGAATCTTGGCTTCTCAGGCTTCCGCAGAGGTTACGACTTCTACAAGACTGATTGGAAATACCTGAACGACCCAACTATGCGCGGTGGTCTGTCTACTGTGGCAGGCAGCGGTGCTGTGAACGGTCTTCTCGTTCCTGCAGGTTCTACTACCGTGTACGACCAAATCCTTGGTAAGAACGCGAAGCGTCCATTCTTGCACGTTCGTTACAGAGCGTCTGAGACTGAAGACCGTCGCTACAAGACTTGGATTACAGGTTCTGCCGGAGGAGCTATGGTTAACGACATCGACAAGATGCAGGTTAACTACCTCTCTGAAAGATGCGTCTGCACCCTCGGTGCAAACAACTTCGTAATCTTCAATGCGTAAGATTGCCTAAGCCGTAAAGGGGAGGCGTGTCCTTGAGGACACGCTTCCCACTTTACTTTTCTCAAATCTAATTTTTATCTAATGAAGAAGACTGAACAGTACGTCGATAAGTCGTACAAGCTGACGCGGGAGGTAGCTCCGCTTTCGTACATGCTGCCCACCCGCAACACACGTCGTATGCCACTCTTGCACTTCGATGAAGAGACAGGCACGAACAGAGCGTTGCGCTATGCGCGTAACCAACAATCTCCTTATGAGGACGAGCAGGATGGCAACGCCATTGTTGAACCTATCATCTTTGAGGACGGCTTCCTTTATGTGGAGCGAAGCAATCAGGTGCTTCAGCACTTCCTGAGTGTCCACCCTCTCTTCGGAAAGTCTTTCGTAGAGGTGGACAAGGAAAAGGATGCAGAAGCAGAGGTGGAATACTTGGCTCTTGAAGCTGATGCCCTTGCCGAGGCACGTAACCTTTCGTTGGAAGAAATCGAAAACGTTGTCCGCGTGGCCTTCGGTCGCAATACGGAGCGTATGTCTTCTGCCGAGCTGAAGCGTGATGTCTTGGTGTTGGCTAAGAATGACCCTGAGAGCTTCTTAAACCTTATCCAAGACCCTGAGCTGAGGTTCTCCTCAAACGTTCGGAGGTTCTTCGATGCAGGGTTCTTGAGCACTCGTCGCCAAGGCACGGAGGTGTGGTTTAGCACACCGACCAACAAGAAGAAGATGCTTAGTGTCCCATTTGGGCTTGAGCCAACGCAAGCGGCTGCCTCGTTCCTTAAGAGCGATGACGGAATTGAAGCGTTGAAGATGCTAGAGGCTCTACTTGAGGAGTAAGCACTATTACCCGACAGGGAAAGAGAGGAGCAGAAATGCTCCTCTTTTTTTTGCCCTATCTTTGTAGGGATATTTTTTTACTCACGCAGAATTTTTTACATGCAGAAGTATATCAAGGTTACAGGCATTCCGGCTGCTGTTCAGGTAGTAAACTGTAGAGACATCATTGGGATTGTTAGGCCCAACAGCACATCCCCAAGGTTTGGAATTACCACAACGGATACGGAGACAAAAATTGTCTACATGGATTCTGAGAGTGGCCTATCAGAGGTTACATTATTTACCCACGCTGCGGCAGGCACCTCCGCAAATCGTATAGCGCAAGCTAACTTCATCAAGAACTTGATTGTTCAGGCGTGGGAGCAGCCCTACACAGAACCATTTCTTGCTGTTGAGGCAGATGACTTCCCTGTGGCTGTTACAGGTGTTAACCCCGCAAACGCATAATCATGCAGAAGTATCTACAATTTACAGACGCTGAAGGTCAGGAGCACCTGATTAACCTGAATCACGTTTCGTTGGTTAATGGTGTATCAAGCACTAGAACTGATTTTAAGTATTTTTCTACGGAGCTAAACACCGACGTGAACATTACTCATGGAACCGACAGGTTTGCTAACGAGTTTCAGCAGTATACCTTGGAGCAGATGAGGAAGTGCTTGTCTTCTGATTGGAAGAAGCCCGTACTTGTGTGTGAACCACCTGTTGCTATTGCAGTAACTACAATCTCATAATGGATATGACTAAGTACATTAAAGTTACAGGGGTTGGTGGGACGACTAACACTGTCATTCCTTGCAATCAAGTTTGTAAGATTCTTAGAGACGGAGGTGCTCCATATAACATTGTGCGTATTGAGTATTTCGATACAGATGGAGATGCAAAATTGGTAAGGCTCGAAACAGCTTTTACTACCGAAGCATTGAATGTTGCTATCTGCAACTTTCTTGCAGACAAGATTGTAGAGGCGTTGCAGCTCCCATACGAAAAGCCCATGCTTGAGATTCCTGCAGATGGCTTTCCATCACCCATTATCTCAGTTCAGATTCAATAATCATGCAGAAGTACCTCAAAATCACCGGACTTACAGCAGGCTTTAACACTGAGTCGCTTGTGCCTGTTTACTCCGTAGCACAAGTCATTAAGGATGGCACAGGGCCGGACTTTAACTTTGTTCTGTTAAGGAATTTTTCTAGCCATTCAAGTGGAGATATTGTTACCATTTCTCATGCGAATGGCACAGAAGCGCAAAATGTCGAGATGTGTAATTTCATTTCTGACCTTATCGTAAAGGCTAATCAGAGAAAGTACACCGAACCCTACCTTTAGAGTGCGGCAACGGACTTTCCTCGTACAGTAACTAACGTCGTTATCAACTAAAGAGCTATGGAAAAGTTTTTTA